GAAACTACCGTAACCAACTGTGTTGGTAGTACCGTTGTATGTTTGAAGTGCTAGTGGATTATATGTGCCTGTGCTCAAACCAACTGCACTTAACAATGCTGTGTTACCTGTGCCGTTGTAGCTGGTAGCAATAGCAACTGTTGTTCCTGTGCTGTACAATGCCAATTGACCGTTTACCACGTCGGCTGTAACACCTGTGATTGCGGCTGCATTGATGTTTGCTGCCAATGTGGTTACTGTAGCAGTGCTGACCACAATGTTAACTGGCACAGTATTGATACTCAAGTTAGCATAAGTGTAAGGGATAGTGTTGATAGTAGGACTTGTAACTGTACCTTTAATAGTTGGGGCACTTGCAATCCAATTTGGAGTACCAACTAGCAACCACTTGTTACGTAGGTTGTTAGGGTCAATAGAGCCAATATCTGGGCCAGCTTTGTAGAATGTACGGTTAGCACCGTTTGGATCTGATGGAACTACAGCGTAGCTACCTGCTGAGCCAACACTGGTTAACGGAGTATATACAATTCCTGTTCCGCCAGTCAAACTACCTTGTGTGTTTGCTTGTGTAGTTTGTGTAATGTCTGTAATAACAATTGGAGTTTGTGCAGTAAAGCTCTGTGTATCACGACTCCACTCATAGATACCCCATGTTGTGTCTGTTGTATCAAACCAATAGGTACCGCTTGCAACTGCGCTAGTTGGACGAACACTGGTTGGTTGTAATTCGTTCAAGTCAATGTCGGCACGAATTGCATACAATTGGTTGCCTAGGCCTAATGCGCTGTAAGCTGCCATTAGTCCATATTCGTTCAATTCATTGCCATGCAATGGTGTACCAGCACTGCTTCGTTGGAACGTTGGCGTACCCATTGCAGTAGTCAACTCACGTTGGCTACCAAACACTTGCAACGCACCTGCGTTGGCTTTGCTTGTTCCGGTTGCTGCTGCACCGTTGATTGTTTTGTCTTGTGCTGTTGCCAATAGAACCAGTGGTACTGTTCCCACTGCGTTGCTGATATACTGACTCTCGTCGGTAACGGTAATACTAATACCTGGTGATACTAAAGCCATAGTAAACTTCCTTTTGCTATTATGAATATTTATTAATAACTGCTGTTTTTGGGTGTCTACGCTGCCCTTTGCAAAGGATAGCCCAAGACGTCGATACTAAATACACTATGGAACGTAAAATATGCACAGTCTGCAATCAAAGGCCGGTTGCAGTCAACTACATCAAGGAAGGTGTCACTCACTATCGCAAGACTTGTGACACCTGTGGTCGTGCAGGTAAAAAGAATATGGAAGTACCAGCCTGGGCCAAGGCTGGATATAGAAAAAAGCCGCAGTGTGAAAAATGCGGCTTTAAGTTTAAGTTCCCAGTGGAACAATCGGCAGTGTATTATCTAGACGGTAACCTAAAGAATAACAATCACTTCAATCTCAAGACTGTGTGTCTAAACTGTGTTCAAGAGGTTGCTCGTTCACGCTTGCCTTGGCGAGCAAGTCCTCTTGTGCCAGATTTTTAAGCTGCGTGTACAAGTGATCAATGGTGCCGTTGTTGTCAACTACAGCATCAAAATGTGTGCCGGCCCATGAGTATTCGCTGGCGTGAACGCCGTTTAATCCCAACCATTCACGTGCTTTGATATCGCCTCGATTGGCTTGTTCGGCAACAGTATACCAATGCGGAGTAACACCCCGTTGCACCCAAATAATCTTGCCACCCTGCGCTTTGATGGCTGCAATTTCGTTAGGGAAACGGCAATCACTGATAACAACGTTGTCCTGTGTCTTGCGTAGTTTATTTTCTAAGCTGGCAATCCACATGTCGTCGTGGAATCCATTACGAATAACTTCTGTACCCCAGTTCTGTAGCACCCAACGTGGGGTAAGTTCAAGCATGTTTAAGCGTTCACTCCACCACAGATCCAACTGCTCACGCCATTCACGGGCTTCTTTGGTGCGCCCTTCTAGCATGGTTCTATCCCAACCAAATACTGCTGCTACCGCATCTTTGAGTGTACCAGCAAAACTTTCTCTGCGATACTCGTGAAAATTAACCAAATAGTCTGCGGCTGTGTCTTTGCCGCTACCAATAAACCCGCAAATGCCTATTATCATAAAAAATGCTCCTATTACAGAGCATTTTAACGTAGTTGTAACACTGAAGTCAAGTTAGATGTCTATGATTTTTTGTATATTTGGAGTTCTTGATGCTCGAGCCGGGTAGACTGTTTTTAGAATGAATACCAGACGATCAGAGCTGACTCTTCTCATGCCCAGACTGATTTCGCTAGTCCAATCGTAAACCCAAAACTGTTGTCCCACTTCAATCTTTTCAAGTTTGTTGATGATCTTGGACAGGCGTTTAAGTGTGTAGTCCACGCCTCTAGGATAAACACCACGGCTTTTGGTACGGTCAAGTGCGTGATCATCAACTCGTATTTCAATAGGACCCAGGCGTAGAGTCCCTACTGTTGCTTCAGTAATGATTTCATTGGCTAGCATTAACCAGTGATCCAAGTCAATGGTACACCGTTGTCCACATAGTTCACAATCTCGTACTCTAAACGTTCCATTTCGGCCTGTGCTTCTGCTACCATTGCAGCACCGTTTAGGCTTGTACCGCCTTGTGGGCCAGCAATTTGTGCAAACTTGCTGTAGGCCTGTCCTAGCAGACGTTTGGCAAAGCTGTAGGCATACTCTTGAATCCAAGGGAAACTGTAGGTGTCGCCCAGAATCATGCTGTCAGGCTTTTGGTTATAGACCCAAAGCAGTACAGATTCGTAGGGGTTTTGTCCGTTGTCGTAGCCTGTGGCGCCACCATAGCCATAGGGCATCTTACGCACAATGACTAGCTTCTTGGTAGCTGGGTTGAAGGTGTAGTTCAAGAAGCCGCCGAACATTTTCATTGACAGCTTTTGATAGTCTACAAACAATTCATAGTTGGTTAGTCCACCAACACGTCCTGCTGTCAACATGTAGGTGTTCAAATAGCCACTGGAGAATGGTTCAAATGAGCTGGCTGTGGTACCTGTTACTGATCCAATACCGCGACGGAAAGCACCACGCACTGTCATGATCTCTTTGGGCAGAATGTATTCTTGTGTTTCAGGCAACAGATCCAAGAAGCAGTAACTTTCTTCTGTGCTGTTGGCAGCACGTTGACGATACTTGATCAAGGCCTGATTAATGGCCATGGCATAGTGCTCTTGTTCCAGTTCAACGTCTACAATACCGTCACCTAGACGCATACGGATATAGTCTGTGATCTCAGCACGTTTTGCATCACTTGTAGGAAGTGTGCTGGGGTCGTACTGTATTGGGCCTGGCCCTGTACCTGTGTTAGGATTGTATAGTGACTTGGTCGGCAAGCTGCCGAACACGGTCAGGTTGCCATCAATGTGAGGGGTTGTACTTGGTATGCTATATTCGGCCATAAAAAATCCTGTTATATGCTATTTATAACAGGATTAGGAGTTTAGGCCGCTTTGCTAACTGTAGACTGTTTACTCAACTTTCAACAGAACAACATCAGCACTGATACGTCCATTCATCTTGGCTTCAGTGGCTTTGATGTCATCAAGGAACTTACGCAAAGCCACCTTGCCTGCTTTGGCAAATTCTCTCAGCTTCTCGTCGGGCTTCCTTAATGTCTTTGATACGCTCTTGTCGGTATCAAAGTTCACAATGCTTGTTCCTTTGACGTTGAGTGTTTGATATGCGGCTGCTACATATCGACCCAGCTTTCTGGTTTTAACATTATATACCCACAATGCTTGAGCCCCAATAATGTCAGCAGGATTGATTGACACAATCTTAAGGCCAGCATTATCTTTTGCGTACTTGATTTTAGCAACCACTTTTTCCCGACTTGGAGCTTTCTTAACTCTTGCCTTCTTGAGGCTCTTTTTAACGCCGCGGTACTGTTCAACTGCGGCCAGGAGATCGTCGATCCAAGCGATAATACGCTTGAAGTCAGCTGCCTTAAGATGGCTATAGCCCTCTCGAACTTGGTCGTCCTTTTTGGAAATTGCAAGCTCAAGTTCAG